GTCATTTGACATTATTGACGTAGGTAAAAGTAACGGAAGAATTTATTCTGCAATCAGAATCACAGAAGATGAATTGACTAGCAGAGCAAATGAAGGTTGTATGGTACTTAATGACGCACAGAAAAAGGCAATTCTTACATCAGTAGGAACCCGCGGCGGAAAATCAACAGTATTCACTAAACCTGACCCAATATTTCCAGAACAAGAGCAAGAGTCTTCTTGCTGTCCTACAAGTGCACCCATCAGTAAAGCACCTGAGAAAAAACAGAAAGGGAAAAAACATTTGCCCTATGGTAAAGCGGCGGCAATTAATAGGAATCAACCAAAACCTGAAGAGGGATCAACTCCTGAGACGGCAGTCACTGGCACGAATGATTCACCACATCCCGAAATAAAGATGCATCCTGATGCACATATTCAACCAGACTTTGTTAAAAATAAAAAAGAAATGGATGCAGTCACATCTAGTAATGGGAAAAAATAATTATGAATGATATTTGGATCGCGGGCATTGCTCGCGGGCATAACGCAGGTGTATGTCTATTGAAGAATGGTGAGATTGTATTTTCTATCGAAGAAGAACGATTGACTAGAATGAAGTATGATGGTGCACCTTTAGCATCTATGACCAAGATTCTTGAGTATACTGATAAATTAGATTATCTTGCTATCAGTCACACACAACCCGATGAGTCTCGCCTTGATTTTTCAGGCGATAAGATTTATTATGGTTTAGCAAGAAAGTTAAGACTAATTAATGACCCAGACCAAGTGATTGAATTGGATAAGTGGCACCATAAAATGCATGCCGCTACTGCATTTTATCGTTCTGGTTTTGATGAAGCAGTTGCATTAATCGTTGATGGCGCGGGAACATTCATTCCAATGAATATTAATAATGAGCAAATGATGACATGGGAACTAGAATCAATCATTGATTGTGATTACCCTGCTGATTTTAATACTCTTTATAAACATCAAGGTTCTCGTGGACCTCATCCAGGGTTTAATTCGCGTTCATCAAACGAACAAGATGATGATTTCGAAATTATTATTGATGATACTGCTGGTATTGTTAAAGCATATGAAGCAGTTACACAATACTGTGGTTGGTCTCCTATCGAAGCAGGAAAGACGATGGGTTTGTTCCCCTATGGGGACCCCAATGACCGTATACCTGACATCTATACAGACGACGGAGGGCGCTGGAAAACAACTAACCGTGCATTAATCATTCCTACATACCCTAACGGTGCTCTAGTCAATGCTGAGAAGTTTGATGAGTTGAGTGTTGACTTCGGAGAAAATGATGATGTGACATTACTTCAGAACAGACGAGATATGGCATATGCCGTACAGACAGGAAGTCAATCAATGGTTCTTGATTTGATTCGTAAAGCAGTTGAGATTAGCGGTAAGAATAATGTAGTTCTTTCTGGTGGTTACGGACTGAATTGTGTAGCAAATTATTGGTACTTGAATGAGTTAAAAGATGAAGATATCAATCTATATGTAGAACCAATCAGTAATGATGCTGGGACTGCTATGGGTGCCGCGTTACTTGTTCATCATACACTTAATGAAGATGCACCAATACACGAATTCGCAGAATCCCTTTATCTTGGTCCTACTTATGAATACTCTAGAGATGATATTGATGCAGTCGTGGAGAAATATGATGGTGAAGTAATTCCTGGTAGTGATGCAGAAGATGCAGTGAAGTTGATTCTTGATGGTAATATTGTTACGCTATTTCAAGGTGGATGTGAGAATGGTCCTAGAGCATTAGGTAATCGTTCTATTCTATATGACCCACGCACACTTGACGGTAAAGACTATGTGAACAGTGTCAAACACCGTGAATACTTTAGACCTTTTGCGGGTTCTATTCTACATGAGTATGCAGACGAATGGTTTGATATGAGAGGTCTTGAAGAATCTCCGCATATGATGTATGCAATGGATTGTACGTCTGAAGAGTACGCAAAGCAGATTCCAGCGATTATTCACGTTGACCAAACATGTCGTATTCAAACAGTAAAAGAACACCAGAATCCAGTATTCTATGAGATGATTCAAGTATTTTTTGAGCACACTGGTGTTCCCATTCTTTTCAATACAAGTTTCAATCTAGGCGGCGAACCTCTAGTAGAAACTCTTGATGATGCAGTGCGTACACTTGCAAATTCTGATATTGAGTATTTGTATTTACCAGAGAATGGTGTTATTATTAAAGTAGAAAACGATTAATGATTGTAGTTACTGGTGGTGCAGGGTTCATTGGTAGAAGTCTGATTGCTGAAATTAACAAGCAAGGGAGAACTGATGTTATCTTAGTTGATGACCTCAGTGACCCTCGCAAGTTAAAGAATGTCGTTGGATTAGAAATTGACAGTTTTGTTCAAAAAAATGATTTCATTGAACTATTAAACAATAAAAAATATCGCAAGAATATTACTCAAATATATCATTATGGTGCTGAATCTGCTACTACATGCAAAGACAGCACATACTTAATGAAAAATAACTATGAGTATTCTAAAACTCTTTTAGAAATTTGTGTAAAGAATAGTATTCCATTACAATATGCATCAAGTGCCGCAGTATATGGAAATTCTAAAATATTTGATGATTCAAGAGATGACTATCTCCCGACTAACGTATACGGATATACAAAATTACTTATAGACAGATTAGCAAGAAAATACATATACAAAAGTTGTGTTCAAGGATTGAGATTCTTTAATGTATGCTCAGATGGTGAATTTGAAACACATAAAGATGGGATGAAGAGTCCTACAGCATGGATGAAAGACCAACTAAGAGATAGCGGTGCTATAACACTTTTCAAAGACTCAGAAGATTATTTCAGAGACTTTATACAGATTGAAAACGTTATTGATATGGCACTAAAATTAATGCCTCTTGAACTAAATACACAAATATCTGGAATATTTAATATAGGTACTGGAACACCATCATCATTCTATGCGATTGCACGAACTATCACACATGAACCGCTCAAGTATATTGATATGCCCGTAACTATCAAAGAACATTATCAGAAATATACTAAAGCGGATTTGACTCTATTTAATCATACCACACGTTGACTATCTCCGTCACCGATTCTGTAGTTATCTTCTGCTGAATCAAGAGTTGATACTTCCATAATTTCTGATTCGTCCTCAAGGGCAATCAGTTTATGGGGTGTCATCGGCATCAAGCGTATTACTGCACCAGGGTTCAAAGTATACTCGGTATCTGTATTATCTTTCATGTCTTTAATTAAGCACTTGAAAGAACCATTACTCACAAACCAAGTTTCAGTCTTGTCTTTATGAAAATGAAACGAGAACTCATTTCCTTCTTTTTCAAACCACATCTTTTTAAAACAGTATAACTCGTTTGAATCGAGAATTTCTTCATGTCCCCACCCTTTTTTTATTATTTTATTCATTATTTTTTATCCTCTCAATCACATTAGTTGTACTCTTGCCAATTACAGTTGGAATTATAACTACTTCATCAACTAGGTCATGGCCGACAACATTATCAATAGTATAATCACCGCCCTTAACTAGAACGCTTGGGTTTAAATTTCTTATAATAAGTTCTGGAGTATCTTCATCAAAAATGATGACTTCATCTACCGCTTGGATAGACTCTAAAACTCTCTTTCTTTCTTCTTGATTATTTATAGGGGTTCGTTTAATACGTTCAACTGAAGCATCCGAATTTAAACCAACAATCAGTTTTGTGCCCAATGCTCGTGCTTGCTCAAGCAAAGCAACATGTCCAGAGTGAATAATATCAAAGCAACCATTAGTAAATATAACTCGTTCTTCAACATCTGAAAGCATAGGTAACGAAGTTCCTCTCTTAGCAACTACTGCTCCTGCCGCGTTATTTGCTTTATATAATGCAGTAGTAATTCCCATATGGAGATACGCTCCTAGAGTCGCTATGACAGCATCTCCTGCGCCAGTTACGTCAAAGACTTCTCGTGCAATGGATGGTAGATTTAAAACGTCTCCAGACGCTCCTACCCACGTTAAACCAGCACTTCCTTTAGTTATTAGAAGACCCTGTAAATTATGATTTATTATTGCTTGTTTTGCTATACAATCACTATACTTTCCGTATGCTTGTTCAAACTCTTTTAAGTTAGGAGTTAGACAATATGCGCCATTATATTTATCCCAGTTTTCACCTTTAGGATCAATAATAACTTTACACATTGAATCTTCTATGATATACTGTATAAAGTCTTCAGACAAAGATCCCTTGTCATAATCAGAAATAATGACAACATCATGCGTTGGTGCCACGGAGATGTAAATACTCTGGTCTATATTACCAGAATCTATTCTACATACTTGCTGATTGTTTGTCGTGACTCTAAGTTTTGTTATGGTATTAGAGAGATAGGAAGTCAGCATATTATCTTTAATATCATTTGCAAGTAGATTGCGTCTGATAGTTTCTCCTGATTGGTCGTCACCCACAACACCATATAATGTAACATCATTAGAAAAAACTCTACAAGTCAATGCTACATTCGCGGCACCACCCAAGCGGAAGTCTTTTTTTACATCGTCTATTACGGGAACGGGAAACTCTGGAGATAGTCTAGTTGAAGTTCCTTCCCAATATTCATCTAGCATTACGTCACCAAAGACAGCAATGCTTTTATTTTTCATAATCATACATATATCTATAAGACTTATAAAACTTATAAATAGTACATAATCAGTATATTAGGAAAGGAAGTGGCAATTAGAGATGACGGTCCCTACGATGTAGAGAAACGAATACTCTCTGCTCTAGATGTTAAACTGCATGAATATGGAAGCAATATTAAAGACTCAATAGAAAAAGGTAATGAGCATGTTTTTTTTCACGCAGAGCGAATAACTCGGTTAGAAGAGCAGATGAAAACAGCATATCATACAAGCGAAAGGTTGCAAGAAAGATTAGACAGAGTTGTAGAGCAGGGTCAAATGCAAAACGTAAATTTAGCACAGAATAGTGTTAAAATATCCACAGGCGAAAGACTGACATGGATAGTCGTGTCAGCGGCAGTAGGTCTACTCATTTACTATGCTAAGGCAGTTTCGAGTGGAGTACCTGTACCATGATTGATTTATTTTCCCATGGTGGTATTTTATTACAATTTTGTATGTTGTATGGATCCTTGGTTACATCAGCATGTGTTTTTTCATTCGTATTCACAATCCGACACAAGAGGCACTTTACAGCATGGGCGAGATTTAGTGTAATTACGGCATTTCTCTCCTCTCTAATTCTCACATTAATACCAATTTCGGGAATTATGATTTCTAATGTAGACCCACACATATTGATTTTTATCAAGATGTTCTTCCAGACGGCAATAGCAACAAATGTATATACTATGATAAGAACACAGTGGTCATGGCAAGAAGATTTTAAAATAGAAATTGTATGTGAAAATCCCGAATGTCCCCTAATTGTTCGCATAAATAAAGATAAGAGCGAGGATTAAATAAAATGGCAAAATTACAATCAGCAGAACAATTAAAGGATTACTCATATAGAAAACTTGGGTATCCGAAAGTACAAATTCAAGTCGATGACACTCAAGCATACGACCGCATTGATGACGCACTTCAAATGTTTGTCGAAAGACATTTTGATGGTGTAGAGGAAAAATTCATTCCTCTCACATTCACAGCATCGGATGAAACTAATGGTTTCTTGACGATTCCAGATGATATTGTTGCAGTCACACGCATACATGAACCTAATAGTTATTCAGGTGAAGCAATGAGTGATGTTAGATATAGATTGATGTTTGACGAAATGTTCAATATGACCAGCGTTAGTATGCAGTATTTCGAAGTCACTATGCAACACTTAGAGATGATTGGAAGTTACTTTTCGCTTGACAGAACGTTTAGTTTCAATAAAGCAAATAATCGCTTATACGCGCACTCGGGCGCAATTAAAGAGGGTAACAAAATTTTGATTCGTGCATGGCAAGCAGTAGTGCCAGACGAAGTTAATGATGTTGCACTTGACGTATACAATGACGAATGGATTAAGAAATATTCAACTGCACTCATTAAACAGCAATGGGGTGCAAATATGAAGCAATACGACGGCATGCCACTACCAGGCGGCATCACTGTAAACGGCACTCAAGTCTGGACTGAAGCATCTGAAGAGATTCAAAAGTTAGAAGAAGAGTTCTCTTTAACTTATGAACTGCCAACTAATTTCCTTGTGGGATAAATTATGAGTAACATGTTCGGAGATATGAGCAAATCACCCATGATAAAAGACATGGTGGAGGAAATCGTTGATACGGTTGGATTTCCTATTAAGTATTTGCCTAGACAATACAGCACGAATTTAGATCCTATATTTGGTGAAGACCCAAGTAGTTTCTTTGATACAGTTTGGATAATGAATGCATTGATTGATTCTTATCAAGACTTCGGAGACATTGGCGACTTCTATTCTAAGTTTGGTGTACAAGTGACTGATGAAATGAAAGTTACTATTTGCAAAGATGCATTCGCAGAGCAGACAGTGGACGTTGATGACGATGAACCAATCGGTGGTGATTTATTATATTTCACTGACGCAGGTGCATTGTTCGAAGTTTCTCTTGTGAGTAATGATTCATCTTTCTATCCGAATCCAGAAGGTCCTCAACACACGTGGACACTTACACTCAAACCTTGGGAATTTGGTCACGAAAATATTGCTGTTACTGATGCAGAGATTGAAGCAGTAGAAGCAGAAATACAAGCAGAAGTTGATAAAGAACTTGGTGTTCCAGATTGGGATGTCGAAAGTGATAACGTGCTTGATATGACGGAAATGAATCCGTTCGGGAGTATTAAATAATGTTTGGTAACGCATTCTATCACGGGTCTGCTCGTAAACTGATTGTTGCTTTTGGCAGTGTATTTAATAATCTACACGTTCAAAGAGAACAACAAGACGGCACAATCAAAGATATTAAAGTACCTCTGATTTATGAAAGTCAGAAGAAGTACATGGCACAGTTGACTAAAGATCCGACTAACAGACAAGTTCCTCGCGCTGGTTTCATCATGAACGGCATGACGATGGATTTGGGCCGTGGTCAAAATCAAATGAATCAATGGCGTTCTCAAGCAGATGATGGTTTATCTGCACAGGTAATGTATGCACCTGTGCCATATAATTATTCCTTTACTCTTGATATCTACGTTGATTATATGGATGATGGTCTGCAAATCATAGAGCAGATTCTACCATACTTTCAACCCGAGTTCAATATCGTTGTTGAGGATGTTCCAGAACTAAATATAAAAAGAGATGTACCGATTCAATTAGAATCAGTAGAGATGGTAGATTCTTTCGAAGGTGATTTCGGTGAGTTCAGAATTGTAAACTGGCAACTTAACTTTACAGTACAAGGATTTATATACCCGCCGCTTTCTGACCAGAAAGTTATTAAGAAAGTTATTACAAATTACTCATTTAATAGTAATCCTGGATATGATGTGCCAATCTCTGAACAAATAGACTTCGCAATTAATCCATGGGATGCGAATGAAGATGACGACTATACTATTGATAAAACCAGAACTAAAATCGGAGATTGGACATAATGAGCAATTCAATTGAAGAAAGATTAGATGCTGAATTATTAGATTTAACAGAGATTGATTCTGAAGAAAGAATTATTTCAACAAGAAAACAGCGCGGCCTTGCTCCAAGAGTAACACAACAATCTCACCCATCTACGGGTGATTTAGATAAAGATTATAAGTATGCAAGAGATAATCTGTATACTTTAATAGAACGTGGTAATGACGCACTAGAAGGGATTCTTGAACTTGCAAAAGAAATGGAACAACCTAGAGCATATGAAGTTGCATCCGGTTTAATTAAAAATGTCAGTGATGTGAGTATGGAATTATTGAAGATGCAAAAAGAACTAAAATCGCTAAAATCCGATGATAGTGAGGCACTTCATAGCACCACTAATAACAATTTATTTGTAGGATCAACAAGCGACTTGCAAAAGTTACTTCAAGGGAAAGAATAACATGAACGAAACAGAAAAATCATTTAGAGAGCGCAACAATGCAGAACATAATAGAGTGTTTAGTATAATGGGAATGCATACCATCTTAATGGTCATTGGATTGGGTATGTCAATTTTTGTTGCTGTGTCATTAGGCGACTTGATTAAGGACGTACAAACACAACACATCCAAACAGTTGGGATGTTTTCATCGGATTCTGCTCGGGTAGATTCGCTTGAAGTGCGTGTGAACATATTAGAAAAAGAAATATTGAAGAAATGATAATGGGTATACTAAATTATGGAAAAAACAAATTACTTAGGTAATATTAATGTAAAGAAAGATGGTATACAAGAAGGTTGGGATAAAGAATCTATTCTAGAATACCAACGGTGCATGCAAAGCGCAGAGTATTTTACACTTAATTATTGCAAAATTATTAATCTAGATGATGGTCTTGTGCCATTTGAGATGTATGATTATCAAAAAGAAATGTTCAAACATTTTGATGATAACCGTTTCTCAATCGTGCTTGCATGTAGACAATCAGGAAAATCAATTTCTACTGTAGCATATCTTCTATGGTTTGCATTATTTAACCCAGATAAAACTATTGCAGTCCTTGCAAACAAGGGTTCTACTGCAAGAGAAATGCTTTCTCGTGTCACGTTGATGCTAGAGAACTTACCGTTTTTCTTGCAACCCGGAACTAAAGCATTAAACAAAGGTTCTCTTGAATTCAGCAACAACTCCCGAATCATTGCATCTGCCACATCTGGTAGTTCTATTCGTGGTATGTCTATCAACCTATTATATCTTGATGAGTTTGCATTTGTAGAAAATGCTACGGAATTCTATACAAGCACATACCCTGTAATTACTTCTGGTACGACTACTAAAGTTATTATTACATCTACTGCAAATGGTGTTGGCAATCAATTCTATCGTATATGGGAGGGTGCTGAGTCAAAGAGCAATTCATATATACCGTTCAGAGTAGACTGGCATGATGTTCCTGGACGCGATGATGAGTGGAGAAAAGAGACTATTGCAAACACATCTCGTTTGCAATTTGACCAAGAATATGGTAACACATTTCACGGAACAGGTAAAACTTTATTTGATCCAAATATTCTCCTAGCACAACAAGCAAAGAATCCAATAGAACGTGTGAATGGGGTTAATATCTACAAGAAACCTATAGCAGAACATGATTATGTGATGACTGTGGATGTCAGTAGGGGTCGTGGATTAGACTATTCAACATTCACTATAATTGATGTTACTGACTTAGCAATTATGCAACAAGTAGCAACATTCAGAGATAATAGAATATCTCCACTCATTATGCCAGACTTATTAGTTAAATTCGGCAATTTATATAACGAAGCATGGATTGTAATTGAGAGTAATGATGCTGGGCAAGTAGTGTGTAATGGCGTATTCCATGAATTAGAATATGAAAATATGTTTGTAGAAAGCAT